GCTCCGAACGCGAAGCGGGCCTGAACGGTAACGGAGCCCGCGCGAACACGCACCCGACCGTCAAGCCGATCGCGCTCATGCGCTGGCTCGTAAGACTGATCACCCCGCCTGGCGGGATAGTCCTGGACCCGTTCGCGGGGAGTGGCACCACCGGGTGTGCGGCCCTTCTCGAGGGTATGCGATTCCTGGGCATTGAGCTCCAGCCCGAGTTCCGGGCGATAGCAGAGGCACGGATAACCCATATGGAGGCAGCATGATGTTGACCCTACTCCTCACGTACCCGGTCCTGCCCCTGGGGACCTTGGCCATTGTGACCCTCTACATCCTCCTCAACCGGGGCCTTAGAAAGGCCGAGGATTCTGACAACGAGACCTTGGACGCCCTGGTCCAGGACGTGGAGGAGCTCACCCGTCGCCAAGAGGCCGTGGAGCAGAAGCTGGGCAAGCACGGCAATGAATTGACCAAGCTTGCGCTCCGGGGCGTGAAGTGACCAAGAACGCGGAGCACTTGGCCGGGGCCTTGACCCTGGAGATGGGCAAGGAGGTGACGTGGCGTGCCATGCCTGACCGGGACGCGGCCATGTTCGAGTGTGATGGCCACCAGGTCCTGGTGAGTGGTTGGGACCTTTTCAATCTTCTCACCTTGGACCCGACCACGCGCAGGGACCTCATCAAGCGTACTCGGAGGCAGCTTGAAGGCCCCGCCTGAATTTCGAAACCCCGCAGGCAAGGTGGAGGACGGTGCCATGCAGAAGGCCGAGGAAAGCAGGTCATTGATATGGCAAGTAAACCCGCATTGCCCAATCTCAATCCGTTGGCAGCTCCTGTTCCTGACCGTGCGCCGGTGGTTCCTACTACGGCTCGGGAAATGCTAGGCACCTATTACTGGTTTGCCCGCTCCGATCGCATGTGGGCCAAGGTCATGTCCTCCTGGCACACCCTTACGGAGGAGCAACGGTGGCTTGCTCTTCTCTTGGCGGCCAAGCGTGGAGACTGAACTCCGCCGCAAGTTTCCCGACGTGTCTTGGGACACTCGCCAGGTCTGGCAATCCCCCGCCGTGCCATGGGACCTGTGCGACCATGAACGGCAGGCCAGGCTCAGGACCGCGTGGAATGCAGGGGATCTACGCTACAAGTTGCACCCCGGCCAACGCCAGGTCTATGAGGATATCTTCCGGAGCCACGCAACGGTCACCTCGAGTATGGAACGGGTCTATGGCCTGGACATAAGCAGGCAATGGGGCAAGGACTTTCTCATGTCCGCCATTGGCGTGGGCATAGCGCTCCGTAGGCGTAAGCAAACACGAATACCTTACGCGGCGCCTACAAAAGACATGTTGAAGGAAATCATCGTCCCCACGATGATGGACCTGTTTACGGACTGCCCCCCCGAGCTCTTACCCATTGAGATATCTAAGGGCACCTTCACCCGGAGCGCGGACACACTCACATGGCCCTGGGGCGCCCGGATTGTGCTCGTGGGCGTGGACCTGCATCCAGACCGCTTGCGCGGGCCGGCCACGTACGCCTTTCTATTCACGGAATGTGCGTTCACGGTCAACCTGGTGGACCTCATGGACGGGGTGATCATGCCCCAGCTCCTGACCGTGCCCGAGGGATTTGGCATCATGGCCAGCACGCCGCCAGTCACTCCGGCTCATGCCTGGACTACCAGGTACCTTCCCGAGATGAAGGCCCGAGGCATGTACGCCCAGAAGGTGATCACGGACAACCCTCGCCTTAGTGAGGAGCAGATCACGGCGGCCATACGGTCCCTTGGCGGTTTCGACTCCTCCAGGGTCCGGCGGGAGCTCCTGTGTGAACACATTGTGGAGTCCTCCGCAGTCGTGATTCCAGAGTTCACGGACACCAACATTGTCCCGGACAGTACCCCGCTCCCCGTCTACAGGGACTGCTACGCCTCCCTTGACCCAGGCATGATTCACGCCTCCGGGGCCCTGTTCGCATACTATGACTTTGAAGGGGATAGGTTGGTCATTGAGGGGGACTTCGTGGGGCACGGCAAGAACTCGAGGGCCCTGAGCGTCCTCATCCGGGCCCGGGAGTGGCAACTCTGGGGCGTGGAGCCTAAGCAGCCAGCAAGCATGACCGATAAGGCATGGGAAACGGAACTGGGCCTCATCCGGGCCGCCTTCTACCCTAACCTTGAACCCCCGCCCCCCGTCCTGAGTTTCCGTAACGGGCAGCTCCGCAGAGCGCCATACATGCGCTTTTCAGACACGGACAGTCGCCTGATCGCGGACCTGTCCACGGAGCACGGCCTCATATTCCTCCCCGCCGGCAAGGATGACCTTGAGGCCGCCATCAACAGTGCCCGCCTACGTATCCAGGAGGGGAAGATCGTGTTCAAGGCCCGGGCCGTGAATGCCATCAACCATACCAAGAACGCCCTCTGGAACCGTCAACGGAACAGGTTCGCGGAGTGCCCGGACAAGTCTCACAGTGACTGCCTGGCGGCCCTCATTTACTTGAACCGTATGATCCCCTGGGGCCGGAACCCCGTGCCCCCTATGACCTATGACGGCAGGACCCACCACATCCCGAAAAAGATGGGACCCACCTCAGCCACGGCCAGGACCCTGTCCAGGATCTTTAGGGGGCGTTCATGATACACTACCAGGGTGCGCGAATTCCCACCCGAACCTGGTTATGATGAGGAAGAGGAGGAGCTTGAGCCCCTCCCGCCCCCCGAGCCTGATCCCCCGGACCTAGAGCATACCTATTGGGCCAACTACCCCCTGGATGAAATCGCAGGGGCAGTGAATGAGCGCATACGGGAGTACTACGAAACGATGTCCAGGACGGGCCTCTCCGCCCTGTTCAAGAGCGCTCACGCGGCCTTCTACTCCCTGAGCGACGAAGGGGTGCACGAAGGGTCCAGAATCATTGAGGGCGGAGACCAAGGCGAGTTACTCCAGGTCAAGAGTAATCAGCTCCGGTCCATTGCCCTCTACATCCTGACCATGGCCACAGCAGACCGCCCTGCGTACCAGCCCAAGGCCACCAACGGTTCCGCCGCGGCCCTGTCCCAAGTCCCCACGGCCCGGACCCTTCTCGAGTACTACCACACCCGGAAGGGCCTGGAACGGAACCTGATCGCCACGGCCCTGAGGGCCTTGGTTTACGGTAAGGGGTACCTTTGGGAGTCCTGGGACCCGACCTTGGCCAAGGGCCAAGGGGACGTGACCTTGAAAGCCCTGAGCCCTCTCGAGGTCGTATGCGACCCCGACCGGGGCCCTGGCGAGCACGACTGGTACATCATCCGCACGTACCGTAACAAGTATGACCTAGCCGCTCAGTACGGTACCGGGGACGACCCCAAGGTCGTGGAGCTCAGGGACGATATCCTGGCCATGGACGGCTCGGAGGGCATGGACTCTGAGCTCAACCTCCGCCCCCGCCTCGGCATGGGCCACTCGGCCCGGGACGCCCAAGACGTGGCCGTATGGCACCTGTTGCACGGCCCTACCCAGGCGTGCCCTGACGGCCGCTACGTCATCGTAACGGGCAAGGATATCTGCCTCTTCGAGGGTCCCCTACCGTTCGATGAGCTCCCCGTCTATGAGATGTGTCCGGAAGAGTTCCTGGAGGCCGGGTCCCTTGGGTATGCCTCCATCTGGGATCTCCTTGGTCTGCAACGCGCCTTTGACGGTATGAATAGTACCGCTTTGAGCAACTTCGACGCATTCGGGACTAATGACTTGCTGCTCCAGGAGGGCACGGAGATCAGTCTTGAGGAAGTGCACGGCGGGTTGAATGCCATACGGTACCCAATCGGCTCCAATCCTCCCGCCGTCCTCCAGAAGTTTGAACTCTCGGAGTCCTTTTTCAAACTCCGGCAAGCGTTCATGGAGGACATGCAGCTTGCATCGGGGGTGAACAGCACCGTGCGCGGTAACCCCGAGGCCAACTTGAAATCAGGGACGGCCCTAGCCCTCATCCAGGCCCAGGCCGTTCAATTTCAGTCACGGTTCCAGGGTGGCTATGTCCGCCTTACCGAGGCCGCGGCCACGGGTTTGCTCCGTATCCTGAAACGGTACGCGCAAACGGAGCGCCTAGCGCAAATCTCGGGAGCCTATGACACGGATGGCCTAAGGTCCTTCAAGAGCGATGACATCTCGGATATTGACCGGGTGGAAGTGGAGAGTGGTAGTCCCATTTTCCGCACTGTTGCTGGCAAGTTTGACGTTGCAACCCAGCTCCTGGAACGCGGCCTCATTGATAACATTGATCAGTACTACCAAGTCCTGGAAACAGGCCGCTTGGAACCCGTTACGGACCCCCACCGTAGGGCCCACCTCCGCATTCAGGAGGAAAATGAGATCCTCATGCGTGCCCCCCAGGTGGTCCCGAAAATGGACAAGGCCACGGGCGGGCCGCAGGTGGATCTCACGGGGCAGCCCGTCCAGACGGTCAAGGACCTTCCGGCCCTAGTCACTGATCACCCTGAAAACCACGTCAGGGCCCATGCGTGCGTCCTGGATTCACAGGATAGCCGTATGAACCCCGGGGTCGTGAACGCCGTGGTCACGCATATACTTGAGCACCTCAAGGTTTGGCGTGAAGCGCCGCCCGATCTGCTCATGCTCCTGAAGTTCCCGATGCCCCCGCCCCCACCAGGGAGCGAAGAGGACACCGCAGGAGGAGCCCCAGGGCCCGAGGAGAAACCGACCCCGCAGGACCCCAACAGGGCCAAGAACCAGGAAAAGGCCAAGGCTGCGGGGAACAACGCCCCCGGCAATGACCGGCCAGTGAAGTTGCCTAGGCCGGCACAACCCCCAGCAGGAGCAGCATGACGACAGGTAACCTCATGGCAGATCTCGAGGCGAAGATTACGGAAACGCCCGAGGCGGATGAACAGGAAGAGGAGACACCCCAGGACACGGCCGAGGACGTGCAAGAGAAGGAGACGCCGATCGCTGACAAACCCGAGAAGTCAGCGGACGATGACACTCATAAGGCGGGGCTTCGCCAAGCCGACTACACCAAGAAAACCATGGCCTTGGCCGAGGAGCGTAAGACACTCCAGGCCGAGATTACCAAGGAACGGGAGACATTCGCGGCCAAGGAAGAGGAGTTCCAGGAGGTGGTTGAGTGGCTTGAGGGGCTCAAGGACCCTGACACCATGGAATTCGAGCTCCTACGGTACTACCCCGAGGCAGCCGCTGCGCTCCGTGACAAATGGATCCTCGAGTCCCAGGAGGAAGGGGAGCTCACTGAAAAGGAGCGGGCAGCCCTGCGACGGGCCCGGGACGCGGAGCTCAAGCTCAAGGCCAGGGAGCAGGATGAGGGCAGGAACAAGAAGCTCCAGGCCAAACACGCCAACGCCCAGAAAACCATGCAACTCCGCACCACCTTCCAGGGGTGGCTTGATGAAGTGGTGGGCCCAGCCGGCCTTGAGAATGATGAGGACACCAAGCAAATGATCAGGGAACGCCTGATTGCTGGGTACGGTAAAGAGACCTGGACCAAGGAGACCTTTTCCAAGGCTGCGGCTGACGTGGCCAAGAGACTCAAGCGGGAACCTAAGGCACCCCCCACGCAGGCCGAGGCCAAGCTCCCACCTAGTGCCAAGGGTGACGGGCACAAAGCCCCGCCGACCGTGGTGGAGAAGAAACGGGCACCTAAGAAGCACTCGGCCGAGTTTTTTGAGGAGCTCCGCGCCAAGTATGGCGTGCAGTAGCATGGTTATGCTACACTTCTGGCGCGGACCAAGCCCTGGCCGTCCCCACCCCGTTGGGATACGGACCCCCGAGCCAGGCATTGAGACCCGAGGTCACATACCCGAGGTTTCTCAATGGCAGCTATCAATACCGCCATCGCACTTCCACTCTTCAAGGAGGTCTATGGCGATTCCGTGGAAAATCTGGTCCCCGAGGCCGCACGCCTCCAGAAGGATGCGAAGTTCGTAAGTCGAGACAAGCAAGAAGGTAACAAGTACCATCAGCCGGTACGGACCACGCGGTCCCATGGCTGGACCCTCTCAACCAGTGGCGATGCGTTCCCCCTGAACGCGGCGGAGCCTGCCCGCACTGCGGACGCACAGGTCCAGGGCTCGAGCTTCGTCCTCCGTGAGGTCATCTCCTACGATGCGGCGGCCAAGCTCCTGAGCGGGAAGAGTGAAGGTGCACGCAAGCGGGCCTTTGTAAGTGGTTCCGCCTACATGATCGAAACGATGACCGAAACGGCGGCGTTCGTCCTCGAGACGCAGCTCCTGTACGGTCAGACGGACGTGGGCCTGGTGGAGGCACGAACGGCAGGCGTAGGTACTACCAGTCAAACCTTCTCCTTCACCGTGGGCACCTTCATCCCGGCCCTGTGGAGCGGGATGGAAAACGGTTACGTGGAGGTCTGGAACGCGGCGGGTGCCGTCAAGCGCAACCTGTCCGGGACCATGCAGGTCACTGGCGTGAACGTGGATGCCCGCACGGTCACGTTCGTGGGCACTGCGGCGGAGATGGACGCGATCGTCCCCACCGACAAGATCTACCTCCGGGACACCAAGTCTGCTGGCATGGTGGGCCTCCGTACCATCATCTCCAATACGGGCCTCCTCTTCGCGGTCAACGCCGCGAACGCCTCCTTGTGGGCGGGAAACACCTTCGATGCAGCCGGCGGGGCCTTGAGCTTCGTGAAAGTCCTCCAGGGACTAAATAAGCCGGTCAACAGGGGCTTGATGAAGGACGTGATCGGCTATTGCAGCCCCAAGTCGTGGTCTGACTGCATGAATGACCTTGCGGCCCTGCGACGCTACTCCGAAAAGGCCGGGGGCAGCATTGAGCAAGGCGCTGAGTCCATCAAGTTCTATGGCCAGTCTGGCACGATTGAGATCTTCCCCCACATCCTGGTCAAACCCTCCGAGGCCATGTTCTTCCCCAAGGGTGGGCTCATCCGGCTTGGTGCCAGTGAGTTGACCTTCACGCCCCCGGGCATGCAGGACAAGGACTTTTTCGAGAACCTCCCTGATCACGCAGGCTATGGCATTCGCAATTACTGGAATCAGGCCCTTTTCTGCCCGACCCCGGCTCAGTGCTTGCTCATTAGCGGCATTGTCAACAGTGACGACTGATAACTAGGAGGTCCCCGGCTACCCTACGGGGTGGTCAGGGGCCCACCGTGTTATACTAGGTACAACCATGGCATCCAAAACCGTCCTGTATATTACCGTGGTCTCTGACTCCGGGCCCCCTGCCAAGGCTCTGGCGGAGAGGATCGTGCGGAGCTATGACCAACCCAAGAGTGCAGCCACGGCTATTGCTGCCTACCTCGAGAGGCTTGTCGGCGGTAGTGGATCGGCTATTGTCCACGTTGCCCTCGCGGGCCCAGACACTGGCACGCAGGGGACGGGCACCATTGCATGCACCCAGGCCAATGCCCTGGCCGGGGATCGTGTGACGTTGCAGAACACGCACTTTTACGTCACCACGGCCCCGAGCACCAACCCGGCCCTCGGCCAGTTCTCCCGAGGTGCGAATAACACGGAGTGCGGCGCCAACCTTGCGGCGGCCATGAACGCGCATCCCGCCCTGAAGGGTGCCTGGACCGCCGTCAACGCTGGTGGGACCGTGACCGTGACCGCAGTGACCAAGGGCGTTCATGCCAATCTCGTGAACCTCGAGACCACCAAGCCCACGGCCTTTGCCCTGACCCAGGTCACCAACGGCGCCAAGGGCACCCTGTTCAATGAGCTCAGAAGCTATCGACTGGGGCAGTAAATGGAGCGGGACTTCACTACCCTGGGTCTCCTGGCCGAGATCCGGAGGCGTGCCCGCATCCCTGACACGGACCCGGACTTCACTGATATAAACCTTCTCAAAGAGGCCGATTCGCAAACATTGGAGGTATTTGTCCCGCTCATCCAGAGCGCCCGGGCAGACTTCTACATGAGGAGCGAGGATCTCCCCATCCTTACATCCCAAGTGCGGTACGCCCTGCCTAGCAGGGCAATCGGCTCCCGGGTTAGGCAGGTCCTCTGGTTGGACGGCTCGGGAACGGAGTGGGAGCTCTACCCCCACGTCGCAACGGAGCAGGTCCGGTGGAGTCAGATGCGGGGCAGCCCCGAGGCATATGCCATCCGGGACGATGAAATAATCCTCTTCCCAACCCCCGGCGGGAACCAAGGATCGTTGAGGGTTTTTTACGAGTACAGGCCCGCGCGCCTGGTCACTACTGGATACTTCGTGGTGGACTCCGTGACCCCCACGTCCGTGACGTTGACCGCACCCGTCACTTGGACGGCCACGTCCCTGTACGACTTCATCAAGGGCAAGCCCCCATTCGCACTCCTGGGCGCGGACGCTGACCCCTCGAGTACTGGTACGAACGTGGCCGTCACATTCCCAACGGGCATAATTCCATCGCGTCTGGCCGCTGGTGACTACATGTGCCTCCCTGGCGAAACGCCAGTGCCCCAGGTGCCTGCGGAGTTGCAATCAGCGCTAGCTTTGGCAGTCGCAGCGGAAGTGATCAGCCAGTACGCGCCGGAGCAATCGGTCCTGCTCTATCAGAAACTCGCCAAGGTACTCGAGGACCAACGGGCCATCCTCGCCCCACGGTCCCGGGGCCGTAGCCAGAAGATCGTGAACCGTAACTCCTTCTTGCGCCATGGTGCCTACAGGCGGGGCACAGGATTGGGCCCGTGACATGGGGCAAGAGCTTGTCATTGTCCCAGCAGGTCTCTACACGGACCCGAGCCCCCACGGCGCGGCCCCACCTGGCGCGCTGAGGACGGCCACGAACGTGGTCATAAGGCGAGCGGGTTCGGTAGAGCCCAGGCCGGGATTTGTTCAGGCCCAAGTGCGCCCTGACGTGAACTTGCAAAGGGTCCATGCAATCCTAGCCTACCCTGGTGTGAGCAAGGTGCTTTACGTTGGGGCCCCGCAAGCAACGGATACGACATTTATCAATGGTGCGGCGGTGACCACGGACGCAGGGGGGGCATTGCCATGGACCCGTGGGTACATACAGGCCGCGGCTATCCGCAAGAACTTGTACCTGTCCACGGCTGACAGCGTCCGGAAGATCACCTCAGAGACGGCCACTACAGCGTCTAAGATTGGGACCCCGCCATGTCTCCTGGTGGTTTCGGGTCCCGGGGGTTCACCTGGGTCGGCCGTCCCTGCTGGCCAAGCCGTCAGCTATAGAGCCGTTGTGGTCCGTAAGGATCCTAATGGTCTCATAGTTCGTTCCGCCCCGAGCAACAGGGTCATTTTCAAGAACGTGTCTGGCGCTACGGTAGACCCGAATGTTCAATTCACCCTACATTCCCAGGATGATAATTCTGGTCTCGACACGGTAGAATTGTACCGTTCATTGGCCGTGCCTGTGGCCGGCCTTCCATTTGATGAGCACTTTTTCGCGAAATCATTCGTTAGCGTGTTCGGTAACCTGGCTTTCGGTGGCCGTGACAACGTTGCAGAGCTGGATCTCGGGGCCCCCCTCTATACGAATGAGGATGAGGAGGGAGCCGCGAACGCGAACATTCGCCCCCCACAAGCCAAGGACGTGCACGAGTTCAACGGGAGCCTGTTCCTTGCGAACCTGACCTACCCCGCGCAAATGGCGATTAGTTTCACTTGGACGCCCAACCTCCTGGCCACGGACGTCAATGGTGTTGGCCAACGGATCCTAACCGGCACGTATACGAACGGCTCCGCCGTTGTCACTGGAGTGGCCAGCACGGTGGGGTTCCGTGTAGGGCAGATCATTGACGACGGTCTCAATGAGTGGGCCGGGACGGTAGATCTCCCACGTATCATCTCTCTAACGGGGACCTCCGTCACCTTTTCCGCTAACTACACAGGGACCACGGGAAGCAAGTCCAAGGCTGTACATGACTCCGTTCGAGTAAACAACCAATATTTCCCTGTGGGGGCTGCCTCATGGATTAGTTGTGTGCAGAGCTTCTGGGACTCGCTAATATTTGGCGCCCATACCCCATCCACGAGCGTCTATGCTTTGACCGATGACATAGTCACATCCCTATCTTCGGGGCTTATGCAGGACCCCAATAATAGATCACTCCTTCTCAAGGCCATCAATGCGACAAGTAGTCCATTTGTGGTCTATGCCACCCACGGTAGCGAATACACGCCGTCCCTACCCGAGCCTACGGTCACGGGCAAGGTAGCGGATCAGGACGTGTTCCCGTCTGGTGTGGCATGGTCCAAGACGTTCGAGCCTGAGCATTTTTCGCTCGTGGACATGGAGCTCATTGGCGGGGACCGTGCGGACACTTGGCGCATCGTTAAGGGCCGTGATGCCCTATGGGTCATGAAGGTAGATGGCCTGTGGAGACTGACTGGTGCAGGCCGGGATGCAGGGTTCCGCATTGACCCGGTCAGCAAGGCCAAGCTCCTGACCCCGAATTGCGTGGCAAACATATTTGACCAGGTCTACATCTGGACCGATCAGGGCATTCTCGGCCTAGACTCCGGCGCGAACGCAGTGCAGTCCCAGCCCATTCGCGATCAACTCATAGACGTTCAACAAGCCACGCCCCTGGTCACGAATTATGACATATGGCTCTGTGGGAATCAGAAATCCCATGAGCTTATCCTATCCCTACCAGACTCTTTCGGAGGCTCTAGGTATCTCCTGGTCTACAATTTCCTGAACAATGCCTGGACCAGGTGGGACTTGCACAAGCGCCCCTCATGCGCTGGCCATCCGCTAAACCTTCTGGAATTTGGCATTCAAAACGTCGTTCTCGCTGAAGGTGGAGCTACCTACGTGACCACGCGAGAGGATGAGCCGTTGCACGATTCCAAGTATACGGCCAACGTCACGGCCGTGGTTGGCCTAGCCGTTACCATCGCAACGGGTAGTGGTTGGGACCCCTCACCGGGGGATGCCCTTGATTTCGGTGCCTTCCTGGTTGATGTGGTCACAGACCCAACGCATTTCACGGTCAGGCAACCAGGTCTCACGTCAGGGCCAAAACAGGCCCTAGTAGCCTATCAGTGTGAAATCGAACCCGTCGCATGCACAACCAAGAACCCGTCTATCTTGAAACTGTGGCAGGAGGGTTCGATGCTCTGGGGTGACCTTAGATACATCCAGAACTACACCCTGTCGTTCACGTCCAGCCTTGACCAGGTCCCTGTGACATGCCCCAAGGTCGTGACCACTCCAGGGCAGGCTAGTTGTAGTCATAGATTCATAGTGCCCCGTGCACACGCACGCACCGAGCAACTATTCCCAAAGGTCATTGTTCGTAACGCCTACCCAGCGGCGCCAGGGGATATCTGGAATTGGCAGGGTCTCTCCCTGTTCTACTCGGCCATGGGCCCCCGCGTGAGGGCCAAGTGACGATCAAGGATGACCTAGTCCTCCCCAGGAAAATCAACGCCGCGAACCCAGACACGTTCGGGCGCACGGCCGAGGAGCACTCATCGGACACCTATAACATGCTCCTCAAGGTCCGTGAGCGCCTGAACGGCCTCCGACTGGAGCTCGACACGCTTGAAGCAACCGTGGGGGGCATCGTCACGTTCCCTGGGTTTGGCGCTCCTGCGCAGGGCATTGGCGGAGCGAATGCGGAGGGCACTAGCCCCTTGGTGGCCAGGGCCGACCATGACCACCTCTTTCGAGAGACCTCGGGCCCGAGTGATCTAAGAGTTGCGGGCATCCTGGCCGATGAGCTGTTCTGGCGCTCGGGATTCCAGGTCAAGGGCCGCCAGATGGACATCCAACGCCTCCTTGGAACGGCCACGCGCAATGCCGTGGCCTTGGCCGATGTCTCGGTCAACCTGAATTTCAACCTGAAGGATGATGCAGGTTACCTGTGCATATGGGCCCCGTTCTACAGCTCCGCAGCCGCGACTACGGGCATGATCCTGTCAGTGAACTACACAGGGACATTCTCCCAACTTCGCTACGGCATTATGGGCGCCACTGGTGCCACTGGCTTTCAATCGGCAACGGCCACGACCGTTGATCAACTCTTGGGCCAGGCAGCCGTGGGGCCTGGTGGCACCACGAGAATGACCGTCATGGTCTGCTACATCCGTACGACCACGGCAGGGGTCCTGGCCTTGCGCTGGGCCTCGGGCGTGGCTGGGTCGGATGTGAACATGGGCAACGGGTCCCCGGGATTCCTCATTCAGGCACTATAATGGTAATATAGGGACAATATGGCCGGGTATATCGCACCTACCACCCCACGAATTCCGGGGAAACCGAACGCAACCAAGAAGGAGCGGCTTGCGTATGGGAAAATGTCGGCGGACGAACGGCAGGCATTTGATAATCAGAATGAGGCCATGACGTCCACGGGTGGCCAAACTCGGTTAGGCGATCCCGATAAGAACCTTGCACAGGCCAAGCGCAGGGGCGGTAACACCCTCCACCCTGGTGAGGGCACGGTCCAGTCCGATGGTGCGCCCCTGGACCCAGAGCAGCAATTTGAGGCGGAGCGTAGGGGACTAGACCCGCTCACTGACGACACTGCGATCGCAAACCCGTACGTTGACACGGACTGGCGGACGCAGCGCGCAAGCGCCCTCATGAACGATAACCGTACGCTAGCTCGTGAAGCGTACGGCATGCGGCCAGGCGTGGATGCGTACACGGTCAATCCGGAGATGTACCAGACCATGGAGTGGTCTCCGGATGAAAGGTACTCGTACGAGAAGAACATCAATCAGAAGCGTACGGACACCACGGGCCTAGATGCTCAGACTAAGGCCCTCCAAGGCTACGATGATATCTACAGTCAAGGGGGACTCACGGCCATTGACCGGGCCCGGATCGCCCAGAGCCACCAAGCCGGGGAGCAGGAGCTCAGGGCCAACCGGGAGGCGATCATGCAGAACGCCCAGGAGCAAGGCCGCGCCGGGGGCAATGCCCAGCTCCTGGCCCAAATGCAGGCAGGACAAGGGACGGCTAATCAAAGGGCCATGGATGACCTCCAGACCAATGCCCTAGCCTTGCAACGTCGGGACTCGGCCCTTGGCGCCATGGGTGACCTTGGGGGTTCTGTGCAAACGGCCCAGGACTCCATTGACCGTTTCAACACTGAGGGTAAGCGCACACTCCAGGAACGGAACATCGAACGGAAGAATCAAGGGATAGACGTCAAGTATCAGGATGAGCGTGGGACCAGGAACGCTAACGTGGATACCAAGAACGCAGCGGACCAATTGAACAAGTCCGCCGGCTACGGAGCTCGAGGGGCATACTCGGACCAGATAGACGCGATCCAGGGCATTCAGAATGCGAATGAGGCCCAGGCCGCGCATGAGACCAACCGACAGGCAAACATCGTCCAGCAACGTCAACAGAACCAGGCCAACAATTTGGCCGCTGCTGGTGCAGCCACGGGGGTGGTTGGCAACGCTGCTAACTATGCGATTGACCACTTTACCCGAAAAAAGAAGGAGCCTGCGTGAACCCGTACCTTGAGCGCAAGCGCAAGCTCAACGAAGAGGCCGAGGCCCAGCTAGGGGTAGCGGCGCCAGTGCCCGTCACCGGTGGCAATCCGTACTTGGCGCGGGACCTTGTGGAGCAGCCCATGCAGCCCACAGAGGATACGCATCCCCTGAGCAAGATCCTGAACCTTGCCCCGGCTGCGGTCATGGCAGTGGGGCACATGGGGGGCAAGGGCACGGCCGAGACCCGCGGGCAGATGAACCAGTACCTGGCCCAAGCCACGGAGAGGAATGCGGCGGACACGGCCAGGGCCGATGCCTCCGTGAACAGGGCCAAGGCTTACAATAATGAACTCCTGCAACGTAAGCAGGAACGCCAACGGCAACAGGTCCAGGACACCATGGCGGCCGAGGACCGTACTCGCAGGATCGGTAGGGAGGATACGGAGACGGCGCTGGCCGCTCAGGAGCGGGACCCCACCACGGCCAAGAACCAAACCCTCCGGCAAAGCATCGCACAAACCTATCCCGAGGTCTGGGCCAAACTGACCCCCGAGCAACAGGCCAACTTCACCACCGGGGACGTGGAGGCCCTGACCCTGTCCATCAAGGATGAGAACCGCAAGCGGGAGCTCCAGGATGACATGGAGAAGGAGCGGGCGAAGCAAAAGGCCGAAAAGGACTATTTCACACCCGGCGGGGGCTTGGGCGGGGGCGCATACGCAGCCCTTTATGGCCTCCCCGTGCCAGGAGCGCCGGCGCCCGGCACTTCGCCCACCATCCCAGCAGACGACAACCCTTACGCCAAGGAGCTCCTGGACCTTTACGGTGGGGATAGGTCCCAGGTGCCGGCCACATTGATGGCCCAGGCTAGGAGCCTTCATAACGCAGCGCAAGCGGGGCGCCCGGACAAGGAGTTGATAGCCCTCCACGATAGAATGATTGATGATGTGTACAAGCATCAGGAGGATACGAAAACCCGTGAGCGTCAGGTCCGTCAGGAGCAGGAGGCCCAAGCGAAAGCTGACAAGCAACAGGATGCACAGTATGCCCAGCAACGGAACATGCGGAGCATCGACAAGGTTAGGGCCAAACTGGTTCAACTAAAGAAGGCCGTTGCACCATACCTGGATGAGAATGGGAACCTGAAAGGGAACATCCCCGGGTCCGGCTTGACTGGTAACCTCCCTGAGCCTTTCCAATTGGCCCTAACCAAGGAAGGGAAGCAAATCATGAGGCTCAAGGATGAACTCCTGGACACCCGTCTCCGTGAGGCTACTGGTGCCAATGCTCCCCCCAGCGAGCTCAAACAGTTCAGGAAATTGGCTGGCATTGGCACCTGGGACACGGATGAGGACATGATCGCGGGCCTGAACAATGCGGAGGCCATCCTAGATGAGCAGGAGGCGTACCTTGACGCGAATTTCGTGGATGCATCCATACGGTTCCACGAACGGGTAAAGGAACAGGAGGCCAAGAAAGCGGAGCAGGAGGCCAAGAAAAAGGGCCCCCGAACGGTCCCCAACACCCCCGAGAATAGGAAGCTACTGGGGCTAGAGTAATGCCACCACCTAAGGCCAAGATTGAAGGTGATGTAATCACGCTACCTGAGGGGTATGAGCCCCCTGAGGGCCTGGACATGGGCCCCTCCGACTTGGACTACGTCAAGGCCCAGGCTGGGCGGGATGCGACGGCGGCCAGGGACACGGCGGCCCAGGTCGTGGGCGGGGCCGCTACCAAGCACGAGGACTTCGAGACCGTCAAGGATGCGGCCACCATGGTCCCAGCCGGGGCAACCATGGACTGGGACGATGAGCTCATGGGCCATCTCGGGGCCATTGGAGAGGCCCTTGGTAACCCCATGCAGGACCCCAGGGTGGCAGCGCAAAAGGGTTACCGTATGGCCCGGGACGCGCAACGGGGCCGTAAGGCAATCGCATCCACGCGGAGCCCATGGGCTGCTGGGGCTGGGTACGGAGTCGGGACCTTGGCCCAACAGGCCGTCGCGGGTCCGTTGCTCCGGGGGGCCACGGGCCTAGCTGGCAAGGCCGCGCAATACGCCACGGGCACGGCCGAGGCCGCAGAAGGGGCAGGAGTAGGAGCTCGCATCGCCACGGGGGCAGGCAACGCTGCCGTCCCCGCCGCGCTGACCGGAGCCGGCCAAGCGGATTCCATGGAGGATGTGCCCCTGAACGCGGCCGTGGGCGGGGGCCTGGGCCTTATCACGTCAGGGGCAGTGCATGCCCCTGGAGCGCTGCGGAAGATTGTTGCTAGCCCACGGTACGTGGGTAGGCCGGCGGAAGAGTTCGCCGATGATGCATTCCTCCGTGCAGCCGGCTTGAACAAGGGCCAAATTAAGAAGGTGGCCGACAAGCCCGGCGGGAAAAAGGCATACATCAAGCGTATGCGGGACCTGGACATTGGGAACGACTGGATCCCAACCAATCAACGCATTGAGGAGCAGGCTACGGATGTTGCCAATAAGCTCCAGGCACAGAATGAGGCTCTGGTTGCCCCTGCAACCGATGTCCGGATCCCCATGGAGGATGTTGCCCAAGAGGTTGAGAAACGGGCCGCTGACAAGGCCCTGTTTGGCCATAAGGAACTCCGTGCCGAGTTGGCAGGGGAGGCCCACGACTTTCGGACGCTAGGGAAGCCCGAGAGTCAGTCATACGTCTATCACAGTGCCCCTGAGAGTACGGTCTCACAGATTCAAGCTACCGGGTTGACTCCGATGGGTGAGACCCCGGAGATCTACTTCACCAATACGCCTGAGAGTGCCGGGGATTGGAACCGTAGGACTTCACTCAAGGGGGAACAACCTGCCGTCATGCTCAGGACGGCACAATCACCAGACATCCAACCTCATGCTGACGTGCCAGAATTCGCAGTATCCACCAAGCCAGTCCCTACGGACAAACTGGAGTATTGGGATGCGGAGAAGGGTGCATGGAGACCTCTTGCTGAGCATACCCCGCATCCAGAGGCCCAAGAGGCCGGCGGGGGCTGGGTCTATAAACCCAACGAAAACGCCTTCAAGGAACCTGCTCATGATCGCACCTTTGCAGACCTTGTAAGGGACCGTCAGGGCTACCATGAGGGGGCCTTCACCTCTGAAACTGCTCTAAGGCAACAGAGCAAGCGTGAGGTTGGGGCCGCAATCAATGACATCCTCGAGAAGTATGCCAACAAACTTCCAGGGGAGATAGGAACCCCGTGGCGTGAGGGTAACCGCAAGCTCAATACGGCCCTTGACGCCATGAAGTACGCCCGTGCTGGCCAAGGGGGTGGGAACCTGGGCAAGGGCTTGAAAATCGGTGGGGCCATAACGGCGGCCGTCTCAGGGAACCCCTCGGTCCTGGCCGGCCTCGTGGGAACGGTCCCCGGGGTGCAAATGCGCATGGCCCAGGGGATCGGGGCCATCTCGAGGGCCGCGGCCAGGCCCCCGGGCACCCTTGAGCGGGTCCTCCAGAAAATCACCCCAAGTGGGTCAAATGCTGGCAGGTACCTAGCCCACAGACAGGCCCAGGAGAGCATAACCGCAGTGCAACAGGCCGCCCTCCAGGGGGATGAGGAGGCCCATTCGGAGCATTACCGTAGGATGCTAACGGACCCCGCGTATAACAGGTTTGCCCTGTCCGAGGAGGAGTAAGAATAGCATTGTTCGTGGTACAATGTGGGCACCATGGCCCCCTATTGGACCTTTCCGAGCCTGGTTGAGCGGGACGCTCAGGAGATCCACCCCACGGAGGTTGGGCAAATGGCAAGGCTCCTGGAGGGCTCGGGACCGTACTTCATAGCCCGGAGCGCCGGCAAGGGGCCGCAGTGCTGGGGACTTGGAGCCCTCATGCCCTTGCAAGTGGAGGAGGCCCTTGGTGGCTACCACGTCGTAGGAGGCGTGGTACCGCTCACGGACGCGCCCACCATCCAAACGAATGGACGCCTTGGGTCCGTATTCAGTGTGACCCTTCACGGAAACCGTATCCTGGCTAACCCCACGGGCTTGGTTCCCGGCGGGCGGTACCTGTGGCTGGTGCGTCAGGACGCCATAGGGAACAGGACCCTGAGCTTGCGACCCCGATGGCGGACCATGGGCGGGGTCTGCCCTCTCTCGCCGATGCCCGGGTCCCTGGACCTCATAGACGCATGGAGCGACGGAACCTTGGTGTACGTGACCTCTATCACCCAGAACGTGTCATGAGCTTCGATGTAGTCCACGTCAAAAATGATGAGCTCCGGGCACAATGCGTTGCCCTCGTGCACGCTACCCCGGAGTTTGAAGCCCTGGACTGCTCCGGGGATGTGTGGGCAGTCCTGGACAAGGATGGAACTCTCATTGGCACGGCAGGCGCTGTCCTGGACACGGACATCCGGGATGTACGGTTCACCTTTTGCGTTGTGCATCCAAGTCACAGGGGCAACGGGGTACAGAACAAGCTCATCCGCTCCCGTATCTGGTGGGCCAAACGCAAGGGGGCCCTAAGCCTCCAGACCTACGCCCATAAGGACAACGTAGCGAGCCTGATCAGTCTCCTCAAGTGCGGCTTTTCGATCGTAGACTACGATGGTGAATTTGTAACCGTGGCGTATCCGATATGAAGTGGATAACGTTCTGGCTCCTTGTCTGGTGCTTCCTGTTGCTCGTTTCTGCGGCCATCTTCGGATCCGGGTGCGCAACCGTGAACATGCACAAGGCCGAGGCCACGGCCATGCAGGCCAAGGCCGTGGCAAAGGCCGTTTGCGACTTCGATGCCACCTCCGAGACCTGTGAGTACATGGTCCGTTCCCTCCAGCGCTTCTATGCCTTGGCCAAGGTCGTGGAGCGGGAGGGGGACAAGGACGCCCTCCAGGCCCTGGAGGAGTTCGGCGAGGAGATCCTGGACTTCGGCAGGTACTTGCTCAGGCAAGTGACCTAGCGCCAGATGCGCCCGTCAGCCATACGGACGTTGCGCATATACTTTACGGACGGGGTGGGTTTCCAGGTGTTGCCACCGTTAGCGCTGCCGTAAAACTTCTGATAGGTCTCCACGCTGTCATGGCCTGAGCCCTTGGTGACCACGTTGCTCTGCTCAAGGGTGAGCTCGCCATTGACCCACAGGGAGATGGTGGCACCCCCGCCACAGGACCCACCCGTGGTCCAGACGTAGTGCATTTCGATGTCAAACCATTCGCCCACAGGAAGGGTCACGTCTGACCAGTCCGTGTCCTGGTTGGCCTCTCTCCAGGTCCACTTCACACGCATGGAGCCGTCCTCGGCCAGCATGAGCCCAGGCTGGGTGTCCCACCGTGAACCTGGGCCTACGCTATGGAAGTCCCAGAGGTTGACCCAGGGGTTACTTTCGAGGCCACTGTCCGCCGTAAGGGCCTCGGGGAAGTACCACTCCGCCGCGATCCAGATGCCCTCCTGGCTCTTGACCTGGTTTTCAAAGGTGTCGTTAGCGAAGGAATAGATGCCTGCTTGTGACCGTGACCCACCGTCATTGTCAAACGTGGCCACGTGCTTGAGGGCATACCCCGCGCCTATCGGGTTCTGAACCCGGAGCAGGTTCACCTCACTGGACCCAGGCACGGCCTGGCCTATCGGCCTCTCAAGCTGGATCTGACTGAACCCATAGGGGGCTTCACAGGAGCTCTGAATGCTATCGGTCCAGAGCACGGTGGCCAACGGCTTAGGGCGTGGGGGTCGAGTGGTCGTGGGGGTGGAGTGCGCGCACGCAACCAGAAACAGTGCGATCAGTGGGGTACGGCATGGGGTCATGCCCCCTATATTAACACAGTAACTTGATTAGGCGCCAAGCTGCATACCCCACATGCATAAGTACCACAATTAATAGCACCCACCAGCATGCAACCTGGGGCTGAACAAGGCCCTTAGGGCTATGCGTCACGAGCAAAACCACTAGAAACCCGTTTAGGGCCAGGAGCGCCATGTAGACAAAGATCACTTAGACCCGCTCCGCAGCAAGCATGGCTGCCTCGGGGGTAGGAAAGAATGCCCCAGGGTCCTGGTTGTGCTGCCACCAGGACATATCCTTGCTGTCCGTGAAAACAGCAAGATTGCCCTTCAAAAATACAGATTTGCCATCATACGACTGGATGAGCTCCCACCGCGGCACGGCCTTGAGCATGGCCAACTCCAGGGATTCCGCGTACTTGTCCTGACAGCATATGTCGATGTTTGGCGGGAACCAGGCCCACTTTCCGCCCCGGCGCTGGACTTCAGCGCCTGTAACATGGAGGTACCCGCCAATGCCCGGGAGCCAGCCAGGAGGTAGATCCGGTTCGGGTTCCGGGTCGGGCCCCCCACAAGCCCCCGTCCCTGAACACCGTATGAACCCGCAAGGGCCCGTCCAGTCCCCACGGTCATCGAAGGCACCTATCACATTGGCTTGGCCCCTCATGACCCGGAGGCCGAGGCCGTCATGGATGTAGCGTTTCACTTGAACCTCCTGGACCGCACTAGGCCCTTTTCACGTAACAGGCGTTCGATGGTGCCCCGGCTAACTTCACACTCCCGTGCAATGTTTGCGACCGTCACTCCCTTGGCCCGTAGGGCCAGAGCCTTGTCCTTGTCCAAGTGCACCTCCTTAGGCCGGGTGTGGCCCTTTAGATAGGTCACATAGATAGCAAACGGACAAACGCCGTACACGGCTGCCAGTTCCCGAGCCGTTGCGTCCCGGGAGGCGTATGCCTCCACTATGACCAAGCGCTGTAACTCCGATAACCTACGGGGTCTGCCTCTCATCTGACAAGCCCCGTTTATAGGAAATGCGATCGTCCAGATCCCCCTTCATGATGGATTCCTGGCACAATCGGAGGGCATTCCACACCACGTGCGCTAGGTGCATCTGGCCTGACTCGGGGTCCCGTTCCTCCCCTTCCCACCAGGCTAGGAGGTGCCGAAGAAGGCTGTCCACACTCTGCGAAAATGGAGCGCCCTTGATGTAATTTGCACGGGCATACTTCCCAGCGCCGTAAGTGCACACCTTGGACATCTCCCGGATCGCCTCGCCGAACGTGAGAAGGTAGTTGAGCTCGGGCTTGCCCCCGTTATGGCGCATGGCCAGATCAGGGGGAGGGGGAATGGCCTCCAAGATGTGTTGAGCCAGCCATCGCGTATCGTCGGGTGCGAACTCAACCAGCACCCCGCACGAGTCTATGTCCAATACCCTGCCCGGGGTCGTGGGCCCAGACCAATACGTCGTATTATTGACCCTCACCATGTCCCCGATTTTCATGCTGCTCCCCGTGACCTAGCAAATGACTGCTCCTGCTCCACGACCACCCC